TGCTTCTTATGGGCCTGTGTTGAATAGTCCTATTCAATTCAAATCGGATGGCACTCTTACCGATACAACGGTGGCTTACTTTGAGAACATCGGAAGTGCTGCATTAGACCAAATGGTGAGAGATAGTGAGTTGTCCGCTAAGTCTGTAACGGTTAACCCTGTGCAGAATGTACTTGCGACATCTACTTTAATCATCACGGTGGTGTTAGTAATCAACGGTGTTGCTCGTCAAATTCAAATTCCAATCGGATTTAAACCCTCAATAGCATAATGATATCACTAATAAACGGAGTAAATTACTCTTCAGCAAATATAACAGTAGTAATTCCAGTCATCGGCCCGGTGATTGGAATTACTAAAATTCAGTATAACAAGGAGCAGCAGATTGATGATAACTATGGGTTAGGTCAAGACCCTGTATCTCGTGGTTATGGCAAGAATACTTATACAGGTTCACTTAGCATCTATAAGGATGTTTGGAATCGTATTATTGATGCGTCACCAAGCAAAGACCCATTGAAACTTGCCCCTTTTGAAATCACCGTAGTATTCACGGGTGCATCGGGAGGTTTCCGTAAGGAGACATTGCATATGTGTAACTTCAAGGCTAACCCTATGGCAGCTAATGAAGGTGATACAAAATTGGTGATAGATATTCCTTTAGCGATTGGTGGAATAGATTATGTTTAGTAACTTTGTGGCATGAGTAAACAAAAAACAACATTGCCATCAGAGTTGACAACAGATGAAGTCAACCAATACGAAGCCACTTGCCAAGAACTTGCAACGAAGTACAGCGCACCGAAAGTGCATGTATGCGTTCAGTTTAAGCCTGATACCAACGAAAGGGTTATCAGTTATGTAAAAGAGCCTAACTATGAAACCAAACTATATCTAATGGATAAAAGCGGTGAGTTAGGGATGCACATGGCAGGTGAAGAATTAAGGAAGATTTGCCAATTGAGAGAGGAAAGTGATTCACTAACATACGGTGATGCTTGGGAGTGCGATAAGTACAAATTAGGTGTTGCTCAGTTTTGTTTGGGAATTATCACGATTGCGCTGAATCAGTTTAAAAAAAAATAGAATCCCACGCTATAACAAACAACACCGATAGGTATGGTCGAATGGCCGCACTTATTAGGTGTTGTTTGCATTTAAACCCTAAAGAGTTAACCGAAGATGAATTTCACGAAGCATGGGCGCAAGTAAAGTATTATTTAGAGGTTGTAAACCAAGTTAAATTTCAATGACGAACTTAGTCGAATACATATTATCGCTGAAGAATAGCCAATTCAACAAGGGATTGGGTGATTCTGAGGGGCATATCAATAAACTTGAGACAAGCCTTGCAAGTGTTCGCAATGCCGCTTTAGGTTTTATTGGTGCGTTTGCATCGGTTGAGTTCTTAAAGGGTAGCATTGAGATGTACAATGAATCGGCACAAGCATCTGCGCAGTTGGATGCCACGCTGAGAAGTACGGCAAATGCCGCTAACTTGAATCGGGAGGCTTTAGATGCCCAAGCCGATGCGTTGATGAAGACATCGTTGTATGATGATGATGCGATAACGGCTTCGCAATCGTTGTTGGCTACATTTACAAAGGTAAAAGACACCATCTATATGGATGCCATACCTGCAATCGTTGATATGTCAACGAAGATGGGTGGCGATTTGCAAGGTACAACGCTTCAAGTAGGTAAAGCATTGAATGACCCTATCAAGGGAATAGCTGCGTTATCAAGGGCAGGTGTATCCTTTACTGAAGAGCAAAAAAAGACCATTAAAAGTATGGTTGCAATGAATGATGTTGCAGGGGCGCAGAAGTTAATCCTTCAAGAGTTACAGACAGAGTTCGGTGGTTCGGCATTAGCAGCATCACAAGTAGGTACTGGGCCTATGGTTGTATTGCAACACATCTTTGAAGGTGTCCGTGAAGAGATTGGTGGTATGGTTATGGCATTAATAATTGATTTGAAACCTGCGTTAGAAACAATCGTTAAGGCATTGTCCGATGGAGTTAAATGGGTTAAGGAACATAAAGAGGGGATAATGGCAGCAGGTAAAGCAGCCCTTATATTAGGAGGTGGATTGTTTGCATTGACTCAAATTATAATACCATTAGGCACGGCATTGAGTACGGTTACTTTTACTGCGGAAGGATTTGGTATTGCTATGGGTGCTGCACTTGGGCCTATTGGATTGACTATTGCGGCTATTACTACTCTAATCGGTTTATATGGCGCACTTGAACAAGCCCAAGCAGATAGAGAAAAACGGAATGCTGAAAATATACAACAAGGCAATAAGGCCTTATTAATACACGATACTAATACTTATGAAAAGGAGTGGAAGAATAGTAAGGAAGGGTTAGATACTTTCTACAACAAAAAAATGGCATTAGTTAAATCTAAAGAAAGTGAGATTGCCGAATGGAATAGAAGTCACGATGCCTCACAATGGAAAGACTACGAAAGCACTACAAGGGCAAGGGCAGCATTGGATGAATTAAAGACAAGAAGTAAAACAGATTCAGCCCTCAAAAAAGGTGGAGGTGTTAAACCACCTGCAACCGATAAACTTGAGAAAGCCACAGGGCAGAAAGCTGTGACAATCAATGTGAGTATTAATGACCTTATCCACGATTTCACTATCCAAACTACGAATATCACCGAATCAGCACAAAAGGTTAAGGAGATGGTTACAAATGCCCTACTTGATGCAATCAATAACTCACAAATGATACCAATCCGATGATAATTAACAGCAAAGCAAATACAGCGATTACCTTTGAGGCAGGGGCTTACCCTAATCCTCAAGGTGGTGCGCCTATATCATTCAATGCGGTGTCGTTAAAAACCGCCATTATCAACCTATCACAAGCCAAGCAGATAGTCAAGACGCAGATACAAGGTAGAGATGGTAGCGTGAAGGAATATGTAGGGATGGATGACTATTCCATCAGCGTTGCAGGTACTATCACAAATGCGAATGGTGTTGAACCGATAGCGGATAGATTGAATCTGAAAGCTATGTTAGATGCCCCGATTGCGTTGGATATTACTTGCCCGTTTTTGAATCAATTGGGCATACAGAAAGCCGTTGTTGAGAGTTATGAATTACCGCAGAACGAAGGTGGCATAAGCTATCAGACATTTACTATTAACCTTATTTCAGACATCCCCGTAGAATTGCGTATCACAGGTGTTTAGAGTACAAAACAATATAACCATTGAGCAAGTGCCGAATGATGCTTATCCAAGCAGAAGGTACACTATCTATATTGACTTCTTGACGGCTTATGACTATTCATCATCGTGGGCAGAACAAGTGAGTAATGGTAGTATCACGATACCAAAGAATTTGTATTATAGGTCTTATGCTTTGAATCCTCTTACAGGTACGCTGATAAACATCGGAGGATTCGGAAGTAGTCCATTGATTATGCGTGGCGATAAGGTAACGCTCAAAGCAGGTTATGTAGGTTACAATCTTGATACGATAATGGAGGGGTGGGTTAGTAAGGTTCATTCGGGGATACCGATGCAGTTTGATATGGAGGATAATATGTTTATTCTAAAGCAAACCGTATTAAAGCCGAAAGTATTTACCAAAACTCAAACATTGGAGGATGTGCTAAAATACATTTGCGATTCAGTTAAAGAAACTTCTCTTACTTATCTCGCCAATAGTTCGACAACCTTTGGAGATTTTAAGGTTAACGATGAAACGGCTGCGGCATTACTTGATCGATTGAATAAGACTTACGGATTCAATACATATTTTCGTGGTAATGAGTTAAGGTCGGGAATCAATATCTATGTAGAGCAAGACATCAACTACAACACATTCATAATGAATGGGGCAAAAGCTAATGTGATTGAATCCAACCTTGAATACTTCCGCAAAGATGATATTCCATTAAGTGCGAAGGTGTATAGCGTTAATACTAAGGAGACTGGCGAATCCACTAAAGATGGAAAGGCTAAGACTAAGAAGGAAAGACTAACCGTGCTTTGTTCGTATTTTAAGGGCGAAGAAAAGACTACAATTATCGGGTCGGATGGTTATACTCCTGAGAACCAAGAAGGCGAAAGAAGGACATTCTTTTACCCAAATATTACAAGTACAACCGAGTTAGCACGGCTTGGGTTTGAGCAATTAAAAAAGTATTATTACGATGGATTCAAGGGTTCATTCACTACCTTTGGTTATCCATTCGTAAAGCACGGAGATGAGGTTATTTTGAAAAACCCGAAACTACCCGAACAAGATGGAAAGTATAAGGTTAAAAGAGTGAATTATAATGGTGGTACGGATGGTTTAAGGCAAGAAATAGAAATAGATTATCGAATACCATGAGTGAATTAGTAAGAGCCATACGAACTATTGCAGGTACTCAGTTGAATGACAAGTTACATTTAGCTGATGCGGAGGTATTATCGGTTGATGTTGATAGCAGAACCGCACAAGTACAATTGATACACGGAGATGCAAACCAAATTATTACCGCACGATTGATGTCATCGGTTGCCGATGGGTGCTTATACATTCCAAAGACCGAAGGCAATACCGTAGTCATTGCGTATAGTGACTATGTAGAACCCTACATCGCCCTACACGGAGACATTGATAGCATCGTGTGGTTAGGTGGTGAGTACGAAGGTGTGCCGATAGTGATTGACCCGAATAACCCTGATAATGGGTTGCTGACTAAGATTAATAATATTGAGAAATTATTGAACGATTTGATAAAGCAATATAATCAACATACACATATAGGAGTTACAACGGGTAGCGGTACTTCGGGTATATCAACAGCATTAGAACTTCAAAATATTACCCCAATCACCGCCCAAGCGGACATCTCTCACCCTAATATCACACACTAATGTACAGATACGATATAGATGTAGACCTTACCTACATTGCACAACAGAATGATTTGAAATGGGTGCAATCCGATATGCAACACATTGAGGATACAATCGCAGCATCACAAGGCGAGTGGAAAGAAAACCCAAGCGATGGGGTGGCGATATCTAACTACCTAAATTCAGCAGGGCAACAAGATAAACTTGCAAGGATTACAATGGTGCAATTGCAGAAGGATATGTACAATTGCAATAATCCGATTGTAACCTATGCACCCAATGGAACATTAACCCTTAACCCAAACATTGAACTATGACGGCTTATACTTGTATAAACAATCAAACCATCTTTGATGTCGCATTGAATACATACGGCACACTTGATAGATTGGGTAAACTTATGGGTGATAATAATTGGACAGATGTAACAACTTATCCAACCGCAGGGCAAGTGCTATACTTTGATGAGACATTGGTTAATGTTATTGATACCTCCAACCTTGCACAATCTTACTCTCCATCAGCAGGTGAATTACAACTTAAATACGCAACACGATAATGGGCATAAGAGAAAGCATAGAATCAATACTTGGGCAAATACGCACGGTTGAGGTCACGAACAATGATGGGCAGATAGTAAGCATTTACACTCGTGTATGGAATAACCAAACCGAACTCAAGAAACAAGGGGCAACATATAGCTACCCGACACCTGCGGCATTCGTAGAGTGGCAGTTTGGACAAGGTATTCCCATCGGACAAGGGGCTACGGCTTACGATGTTACTTTTCGTGTAATGATTGAACATCAGCAACTTGATGCTGGTGATGGAACTTATGAGCAAGACCTTGACTTCACAGACATCGTGAATTCTAT